GAAACAATATACCGGCGGAACACTTCGGCCTGGGCCCGGGTGGCGGACAGAAATATTTTATTGCGCCCTTCCAGGGTGGCATCTTCAAACGCTTCCTGGGCAATGTACCAGGTGGCACCGATCTGCCGGGATTTGAGCAGCATGCGCACCCGCTGGCGCCGGGCTTCCCGCAGGGCCAGCTGATATTCAAAATAGGCGTGGTGCAGTTTTTCCTTGAAATCATCCGCCGTGATCCGGGAGACGTCGTTTTTCCTTTTTTTCCCTTTTGTTTTTTTCTTTGCCTTGCCGCCGGACCCCGGGCCGCCGGTGCCGGACCCGGCATCCCACTGGCCATTGTTCCCGGCCTGGGAACTGGCCTGGGTGTCGATCAAGGCGGCCCGGGCATTGCGCAGTTTGACCAGGGAACCGGTCAGGGTTTCCATCTCCGCGATATCTATTTTTGTTTTGGGATCTTTTTCCGCCAGCACAGCCAGGCGCCGGGCAAAGGATTCTTCAATGGTTTCATCAGATAAGAGATCGTCCCATTCCCCCTTGGTCCGCCAGTCGTAAATGGTGCGCAGCGGAACCCCCAGCACATCCGCGATTTCTTTGGGTTTGTGCCGGCGCAGGTAAAGCCGTTTGGATGCGTCCTGAATTTCTTGCGGGTACTGTTTCAAGCCCTGTCCTTTGCATATACAATCAGATTGTTTTTTCCATAATATCAATAATATCCATACATTTTGTGCATTTTCTTTCCGATAACGCGAAAATCGGAAAATTTTTCATGTACAAGTCAAAAAATGTCTTTTATGGTGAAAATATATTTAGTCATTTGTACATGCAAAGGAGATCTCACATGCCGGCATCACTTGTCACCGATTGGAAACGCATCGCCCAGTCCGGACCCACTGTGGACGGAAGAAACATCGAACCCCAGTGGCTGCTGGATATGGCGGAAACCTATGACCCGGATGTGTACACGGCCAAACTGTGGCTGGATCACATGCGGTATGCATCCTATGGATCTGTCCGGGCGCTCAAAGCGGAAAAAGATGGAGACATTGTCCGGCTGTTCGCAAGGATCAGCCCCTCCCGTTCCCTGTTGCAGATGAACCAGGTGTGGGAGGAGTACCTGCATTTTTCCATCGAGCCCACGGAAAATTTTGCCGAGACGGGCAAGTGCTATCTCACCGGCCTGGGCATGACTGACATGCCGGCATCTTTGGGCACAGAAGAGATGCGGTTTGCAAAGATCGAGGGCCGGCAGTTCACAGCCCGGTACCCGGGGGAACCGGTACCTGATCTCCGGGACATGGATGATGACAATCAAATGGATCACTTCGGCCGCAAACTGGCCCGGTGGCTTTTCCGGCTCCAGGAGCCGGGCAACCCGGATACCCCGGAAAAAACAGAGGAGCAAACACCCATGGACGAAAAACAGTTCAACACATTGACCCAGACCCTTGAGGCCACCCAGGCAGCCGTGACCGAGCTGGCCGGCAAGATTGAATCCTTTGCCACGGCACCGCCCGCAGCAGACCCGGCACCTGCAGGTGATCCGGCCCCGGCCGGCGACCCGGCCCCGGCAGCAGACCCTGCCCCGGCGGCTGACGGCAAAGAATTCACTGAATTGAAATCAGCCCTGGAAACCCTGACCACCCAGTTCAAAACCCTGGTGGACCGCCTGGAAGCGGCCAACCCCGGTACACAGTTTGGTGATACAACCGGCGCCGCCGGTGACCAGGACGAACTTTTATAACCCTTAGCCGGCGCCGCAACCGGCCTGGCCCTTTGAACAGGTAATTTTTTTACAGGAGAAACAAACAATGAGAACCATCACCAGAAAACTTTTTGACCAGATGACGGGCCGGATTGCAAAAACCTACGGTGTGAACACGGTCGGACAGACATTTTCCGCCACCCCGGAAGTGGAACAGCGGCTCCAGGACAAAATCGTTGAGCAGGAAGATCTGCTTCAGCGCATCAATGTGATCATGGTGGATGAGATGGAAGGCCAGAACATTCTTGGCAGCGCATCCGGACCCGCCTCCGGCCGGACCGACACCACGGTGGACGGCCAGGAACGGACCCCCAGGGACCTGCTGGGCCTGGATACTTTCACATACAAACTCTATCAGACCAACTCTGATGTGTATATGCGGTATGCCACCATGGATGCCTGGGCCAAGTTCCCGGATCTGGCCGACCGGTATGCCAGGTATGTGCAGAAACGCATTGCCAACGACCGGGTGATCATCGGGTGGTATGGCGAGTCTGCTGCAGCAGATACCGACCTTGTTGCCAACCCGCTCATGCAGGATGTCAACGAAGGCTGGATGCAGTACATGCGGGACAACAAAGCGGCCAACATTCTCACCGAAGGCGGCACAGTCAATGAAATCCACATCGGCGAGGGCGGCGATTACGTGAACCTGGATCATGCCGTGTCTGACCTGTTGGAAGGCATTCCCCAGTATCTGCGCACCGGCCTGATCGCTTTGATCGGATCCGATCTGGTGGGCCGGGAAAAATCCGCCCTGTACCAGGCCCTGGGTCTCAAACCCACGGAAAAAACACTGGCCACGGCATCCCTGACCTTTTTCGGCGGCCTGCCCTGGGAAACCCCCAACAACTTTCCTTCCCGCGGACTGGTCATCACCAGTCTGGATAACCTGTCCATTTATGTGCAGTCAGGATCATGGCGCCGGCGCATCAAAGACAAACCGGAAAAAGACCGGGTAGAGGACTACAACTCCAGAAACGAAGGTTATGTGGTCGAGACCCCGGAAAAATTTGTGGGCGTCGAGTTTGACAATGTCAAGCTGCTGGCTGCGGATGGCGAGACCTGGGAATAAACAACAGGGCTGACAACCCGTGACAGGAGGTAGTCAACATGAGTTTAATGAAGAAATTTCAGCAACGCCACGCCGGCGGTGCTGATAAAAAATCCGGCCCTGAAAAAAAATCCGGTACCGGACGGGCCGTGAGATCCCTGCCCGCTTCCGGCATCGGACGGCAGCAGGCCCTGGCCAAGATCGATGCCGAGCTGGCAGCCGACCTGGCCGGGCTCAAGGCCATCAAGAGCATCAAACAGAAAGAGGCGGAAAAGCAGGCCCACCTGGTGCCCAAGTATATGCCGGTGGTCCAGACCCTGAAAGCGGCCGGGTCCAGTCATCCGCTCCTGGGCCAGATACTGGTCTGGCTGTTTGACATCAAGGACATCCCCGGTGCCATGGATCTGGCGCTGTACTGCCTGGACCATGACGTGCCCATGCCCGAAAGGTTCAAGCGGGATTTGCCCACGTTTCTGGCCGGCACGGTCCTGGAATGGGCCGAAGCTGAGCAGGAAGCCGGCCGGACCCCGGAACCCTACCTGACAGACATGATGGACATGTCCAGGGAATGGGACCTGCCCGACCCTATCCGGGCCGGGTTTTACCGGGTCAAGGGGTTGATGGCCATGGAAAAAGAAGATCACACCGCGGCTGTGGCAGCCCTTGAGACTGCCATGGAATATGGCGCTAAAGTCAAAACTGCTTTGTCTGCGGCGGAAAAGAAACTGGAAAGCCAGGCGCCCGCCCCAGACAAAGCGTAACCAGCTCCACCGCCCGCCGACCCGATCCCGCCGGATCCGGCTGCGATTGATCGCCATCCGGTTTCCGGCCGGGAGGCGGGCCCACCCATAACCCCAGGCACAAGGATGAGATGACGTGAGTTTCACCGGATTTTCAGACCAGATCGATCCAGATACAGTGATCACCAATGCGCCTTTTTTCCCGGACCTGAACCTGCACGAATTTGCAGAGTCCTACCGGATCCCGGCCGCGTACCGGGAAACCATGGTCACAGACCGCCTGATCCTGTCCATGGCATGGGCCAATGCGGCCCTGTCCTATTTTCGGAAAACCCATGTGGATGCCGGCACCGCAGCCCTCACAGACATTGTTGTAGATGCAAACGAGCAGATCGGGGATATCCATCCCCTGGAAGTGCTGTATAAACGTGCCGTGTTCTGCCGGGCCAAGGCATTGCTTTTGGCAGATTTTGCCACAGTGATGCGGAAAAACGATGCGTCCACCCGGTCAAAAGGAGAGGTGGTGGAATCCGAAGAGACTGCTGACCGGTGGTATGAGTTTGCCGCCGATGCCATTGCCGCTCTCCAGGGGAATCTGACCATCCATGCGGAGGCGTTGTAATGCAGAAACTTTCCGCCCTTTCCGCCCATATCGCTGCCCTGCCCGGCATTGCCAGAGACAACATGGAAGCGTTTGCAGATCTGGGCAAACTGGTGCCCACCGGCAAGGACCTGGGCAACGGCATCGAGATCGGCCGGTTCAAGTATGATGCCGTGATCGGGATCGAGCAGTGCCCGGCGGTCCTGGCTTCTTTGCTGTTGTCTTCTGTGATGGTGTGGCTGGCAGTCAATGATCCGGACCGGGATTTGCTGGGACTGACAGATCCGGAAGTGGATGTCACCATCCATGATGAACAATATGTGTATGTGCAACTGAATATTGAATTTGACGAAGCCCTGGGACTGGTACCGGATACTTCCGGAGATATTTTATGGGACGGCCGACGCTGGAGCGTGTCTGATATCGGCATCGATGTGGCGGAGGTCCTGGAAAAACTGGATAAAAAAGATGGCACTGCCTGATATCGGCATAGACATTGACACGGATCCGGCATCCACGCTGCGGCTGATGGATCAGATCGATGTGTTGACCATGGATCCGAGAAGACGCCGCCTGCTCATGCGCAAGATCGGTAAGTCCGTGATCCAGGATGCCCGGCTGAACATCAAAAAGCAGCAGACCGTGACCGGCAAAAAGATGGCACCCCGGGCCAAAAAGCGGGTGAGAAGAAAACTGCTCAGCAAGATGGGTAAAGGCCTGGTCACAAAATTTACGCCGGACAACCGGGAAGGCGTGGTGACCTGGAAGAACCCGGGCCATGCCATGGTGGCATCCAGGCATCAACATGGGGTCCCGGAATCGTTTGGATCGGTCAAGGCAAAAAAAGCGTATGGCACCCCGGATTACAAAAAGCCGGCCACGCCCCGGCAGGCAGCCTCATTGATCAAGGAGGGCTACCGGGCCAGGGTGGCCAGAAAGCGGGGCAAAGGCAAGGCCGTGCTCAAGCGGGTGTCAAAGAAATGGATCCAGGACAATCTGACCCTGGGTCAGGCCGGCCTGATCCTGCGGCTGATGCGCACCGGAAAAACCAACGGCCCCCAGCGGTGGACCATCGAGGTGCCGGAACGGCCCTTTCTGGGTGTCACCCCAAAAGATGCAAACGTTTATTTGACTGCAATGGCCACCCAGGCCCTGCAGGAACTGAGAAAAGCTTAATATAAGGAGAGTCGATCATGTCTCTTGGTACTGTACAAATCAACCGCCTGAACCTGGTTCAGGGGGCACTGCCTGAAATCGAACGCCATTTTCTGTTTGTGGGGGAAGGCACTGAAAACGTCGGCAGCGTGGTTGCCGTGGGTGTTGAAACCGACCTGGACGATCTGCTGGGAGAAGCGGATTCCGTATTGAAAACCCAGGTGGAAGCGGCCCGGCTCAATGCCGGCCAGAATTTTTCCGCGTCGGTGATGGAAGTGGATGTGGATGCTTCTTTGGAAACGGCCATTGATTACATGGACGCGGCCATGGAGATCACATCCTGCGAAGGCATTGTGATGGTGGAACCGGTGTCATCTGCCGCAGATCTGGAATCCATGCATGCGGAAGCCGCGTCTATTTTATCAAAATACATGCGCCCGGTGTTCTTTATCGCATCGGTCCGGGGGATTGATGCGGTGACAGAAACGTGGGCCGCCTATATTGCCGCCATCACCCCCATCACCACTGATGTGGCAGCGGACCGGGTGTGTGTGGTGCCGTATCTGTGGGATCATGCCGTGGGAGCGTTTGCCGGACGGCTGTGCAACCGGGCCGTGACTGTGGCAGATACCCCCATGCGCGTGGCCACCGGCCCCATGCTGGGGGAATGGTCGGACCGGCCGTCAGACATGGACGGAAACGGCTTGACCATGGCCCATCTGGCGCAACTGGATGCGGCCCGGTTTTCTGTCCCGCAGTGGTATCCGGATTATCCGGGCACTTACTGGGGAGACGGCAACATGCTGGATATCCCGGGTGGTGATTACCAGGTGGTGGAAAACCTGCGGGTGGTTCAAAAAGCCATGCGCCGGGTGTATCCCCTGGCGGTTGCCCGCATCGGTGACCGGCGGCTGAATTCCACCCCGCCTTCCCTGGCGGAGAATAAAGCCTATTTTATGCGGCCGCTGCGGGCCATGGCCAAGAGCGTGACCATTCTGGGGCTGACATTCCCCGGGGAGATCCATCCGCCCACAGATGACGCGATTGAAATTGTATGGCTGGACAAAACCACGGTGGAAATTTATCTGATGGTCCGGCCGTATAACTGTCCCAAGGACATCACCGTGAACCTGGCCCTGGACCTGTCCACTGAATAGGCCGGCAATATCAAGGAGACATGACAAATGAAACGAGTCAGCAGCAGCAGCTTTACATTTACCCTGGGGGATTTCAAACTCCGGGCGGAAAAAGCGTCCCTGTCCATTGAAGACACCCGCAAGGCGGTCAAAGACCAGGGCATACCCAATGGCTACATTGACGGCGAGGTATCCGCCACCGGAGAAATTGAACTGGATGCCGCGGCCATGGGCATCCTGTCAGAAGAGGCCAATCGGACCGGGTCATGGCAGGATATTGAACCGGCGGACCTGATGTTTTACGCCAAGGGCACATCCGAGGAGGAAAAGATCGAGGCGTTCGGATGCCTGCTCAACCTGTCCGATGTGGCGGAATATGACCCCACCAGTGACAGCAAGGCCATCACAAAAATTTCCTTTGAGGTCACCAGCCCGGATTTTGTGCGCATCAACGGCACGCCGTATCTGTCCCAGGAGCGGACAGATCCCCTGGTGCAGTAGCCTATCAACACAGAGACAGGAGCATAGCAAATGCCTGAAGTCAACAGAGTGATCAGAGATACCAGCGGGGTCCCGGTCGGCATGGCACCCCTGGGGATTGCCACAGTGGAAAAGGATCTGCCGATCCCGCACCGGGCCGTGCGGAGCGACCAGGATCTGGTGGTGTATTTTAATGATGATACCGAAACCACATGGACGTTTGAATCCGGTGAAATTATCGCCGTCAGCCCGGCAATGAGGCTGGCCGTTTCTGCGGTGTGTCTTGTTTATTAAGGAGGAGCAACATGGATAATTTATTAATACCCGGCGGCATCGGCATATCCCGCCGCAGGGCGGACGGCCGGTATGCATCGGATAAAAAGACAGATATACGCTGGCAATACGGAACCGGCCTGGTGTTTATCCATGATCTGTTTTATACCCCGGCCGTATTTTCTGAAGAAAGAACCTGCACATTCACAACGCGGATGTCCGGCGGCGCCACGGCTGAACCCGGCAATGAATATGTGGCAAAAAACATCGACCTGGGCGCGGATGACGCGGACAAATCCCTGGTCATCCGGCGGGATGATACCGCCATGGTGTTGGCTGTTTTTTTTCGGGACGCGGATCATGTGGAATGGACTGCGGTGCCATGGTCGTGGGAGCTGGCAGCGGCTGCTCCGTATCCGGCCGGACTGCTGGATGTGGAATATGTGATCCCGGCCCGGGGGGCGTTTGATTTGAAAATCACTGTATCCGGAGTAGCCGGGTATCTGGATCAGCTGATGCTGGCGAATCAGGCCCTGGACATCGGCGGATATCACCATCCCCCTGAAACCCCGTCGAATGTAAGCCCGGAAGATGGGGCGGATTATGTGCACGATATGCCCACCCTGGAGGGCGGGGCGTATTCGCATGTGCTGGGTACGAGCCAGGCTGCCATGCAGATCCAGATTTTTTATGATGCGGCCCTGGAGAACCTGGCCCATGATTCCGATGTCCAGGCAGCCGGGATATCTTATGCCGTGCCGGATCTGGTGCTGTATGATTCATCCGAGTATTACTGGCGGATCCGGTACCGGGATGCGGAAGGGTCATGGTCGGAGTGGTCAGCCGTCACAAGTTTTACCACGGTTGCAGAAGAGTACATCAATGCGCCGGCAAATACTTACCCGGCCCAGGGCGCCACGGACATTCCGGAAAATCCGACCCTGACAGCTTCTGCATTCAGCACCGGCGGGTTTGATGACGGATATACGCCCACAGAATCCCATGCCGCGTCTCAGTGGCAGATCCGGGCCGCCGGCGGGGACTATGTTGCACCGGTATATGATTCCGGTGAGATCATGGATTTAACCAGCCACACCATCCCCGCCGGCCTGTTGTCAGATGGCGAATCCGGGTATTTTTTCCGGGTGAGATACAAAGGGGATACCCTGGGGTGGTCGGACTGGTCGGCGGAAACGGATTTCACTACAAAAGAAATCTTCGCTAAAATTATTGGCGTGGTACTGGTGTCCACCGGCGGCGGTGCCGGCACGTGGCAGTGGGTGGACAGATCCGGAAACAATACCACCCCGGACGCGGCCTATTTTGCCAATCATCCCACCTATGCCGGTATCGAGGATGTGGTGATCGACGGCAACGACATGGTGAAATATCCTAAGTTTTATTACAAGGTCGGTCCGGCCCCGGCCGGATCCGATCAGGCCGGCAAAACCTGCCGCTGGATGAGTGACCAGCTTGTTGACGGATTTGATGTGTATCCCGCGTTTTTTGATGCCGGTGTGGAGATCGATCAGTTCTGGGCCGGGGCTTATGAGGCATCCGATGACGGCGGGACCATGGTCAAGTCTGTAGCGGGTGTTTTGCCGCTGGCGTCCACCAGCTTCAATGATTTTCTGACCAAATGCGCGGCCCGCAATACCGGCGGGGTGGACGGGTTCCATAATATCGATGTGTACGAGCTGGGCGCGGTCCAGTATCTGGGCCTGATCAAGCTGGGAACCCCGGATGTCCAGTCGGTCATCGGCGGGGATAATAATACCGGTGCCGTCCAGAATACCGGCGTGTCATCTGATACCCTGCTGAATCTGCGTCAGTTCTGGTCTAACGTTTTCATGTTTGTGGATGGCTTGAAACTGGAAATCAACGGGGACCTGAAGATATTCGACAACCAGGGCAACGGCACGTATGTCACCATAGCCACCGTTTTGACTGGAGACATGGCCGGATATCCGGTCACGCTCTTGGAAAATGCCGGGGAGGGGTTTGACTGCAAGGCATTGTTCCTGGCAGCCGCGGTTGACGGCACATATGCCAACGGCACCCTGGCGGACTATCAACGGTTTTATCAGCCCGGTGATGCGGTCCGGATCGCCAGACACGGCGGCATCTGGAATGGGAGCGCGTACTATGGTCTTTTCTACATGGCCTTGTACAACACGGCCGCGGTCACGGGCTCGAGCCTCGGCTCCCGCCTGGCAAAAAAGTAACCTGACACCTGGGACCTGAGTCCTGATGACGCCGCGGTAGCGGCGGGAAAGCAAAACGATGAAAGATCTTTTGATACTGACCAAGATAGAGGAACTGGATACATACTCCCATATAGCCATGATCCAGTTCCCCAAAATTGAGCGGCATGTCCTGTGTGCGCAGATTCGGGGCACACTGACTGAAATCATCAAACTGACAGTCCGTGCCGGCAAAAAGTATTACAAGAAAACCACGCTTGAAAATCTGGATATTGAAATTGAATATCTAAGGTCTTTAATCAGGAAGGTGCACCGGCTCAAATATATCAACACAAAGCGGTATGAGGTATGGATCCGCCACGTCAATGAAATCGGAAAAATGGCTGGCGGCTGGATTAAATCAATCAACGGGTAATTGCTTAGAACGGCGGCAACTGGAATGAGAACGCGAACTATGGTCTTTTCTACATGAACTTGAACAACACGGCCACGAACACGAACTCGAACAACGGCTCCCGCCTGGCAAGTCATTATAATGCCGGAAGGCGTGTCCCCAAGGGGCCGCGTCCAGTGCAAATTATTTGGGGCGATTATCCCTCCGCCCGGCATGACCGGGGCAGGAAAAGATAAACAGGACTAGGCGGCAAGTACCTGAGCGGGAACGTGGTCTGGCTCCGATCAATAAAAAACGGGAGGCTGAATGCCTAAAACATATAACAATCTTTTTTGTGATGTCATTGACTGGGAAAATTTGTACCAGGCGTTTCTGGCAGCGCGCAAGGGCAAGCGCTACGCCTGGCCCACCCTGTCTTTTGCCGCAAACCTGGAAGAAAACCTGGTCAATATCCAGAATCATCTGATCTGGGAGAGCTGGAGACCTGGGCGCTGGCATGAATTTGTTGTGCATGAACCCAAACGCCGGCTGATCCAGGCCCCGCCGTTTGCGGACCGTGTGGTTCACCACGCCCTGGTCAATGTCATCGGTCCCTTGTTTGAGAATAAGTTTGTTTTTGATTCCTATGCCTGCCGGCAGGGCCGCGGATTTCACATGGCCTCCGATCGGGTGCAGCACTTTTTAAGAACCCAGACCCGGCAGCATGGCCGGGTGTATGTGATCAAGGCGGACATTGCAAAATATTTTCAGTCTGTGCGGCATGATGCGCTGATGACCCTTATCAGCCGCACGATTTGCGACCCGCAGGTGCTGCATCTGTGCCGGCGGATTATTTATCAGTCCGGCATGGACGGCCACGGCATCCCGGTGGGCGCCCTTACCAGCCAGCTTTTTGCCAACATTTATCTGGATCAGCTGGATCATTATATAAAGGATGGTCTGGGGATCCGGTGCTATTGCAGGTATATGGATGATTTTATCATCATATCGCCTGACAAGGCCAGGCTCCGTGAGATCTTGTCCAAAATTGAATTTTTTTTTGAACCACCGGCTGATGTTGCAGCTGAACCCCAAAACAGCCATTTTCCCCAACGCACGGGGTGTCGATTTTTGCGGGTACCGCGTGTGGGCCACCCACCGGCTGCCCAGAAAGCGCATCGTTCGACGGGCCAGGCGGCAAATAATTTCAGCGGCCCGGCTTTGTTCCCAGGGCCAGCTGCCGATCGAGGTGTTGCGCCGGCGGATACAAAGTTTTTTAGGTTACATGAAACATTGCAACGGGCATCAAACAGCAACTAATATATTGCGGCAAGCAGCCGTGAAAAGGAGCGTGACATGCAGTTAGGAAACCACATTGAGCTGCCAGGCATCAGGGGCGCAACAAATCTGGTGTGTGACATCCCCGCACCCGAGACCAGCCGGCGGGTAAAAATTTACCTGATGCCGGAAACACTCAGCGCGGACCGGTATTATGTATCTGTTATTCCGGCCGGGGCCCGGGAATCCGTGCCCCCTTCCCGGGCCAAAGACACCGTGTTACTGGCGGATTTTTCCCAGGACGATGAGGGAAATGTGACTATTAATTTTATTCATGAGGAGATCAAGAATGCCTGAGATTATCACCGGCACACGGCCGGCCAGACCCATGTCAAAATTTGATTTTTTGCGGCGCCTGACCTTTGCCGAGCGCGTGGCCATTGAGACCGCCGCCGACACAGACTATGATGTCCGTGCGGTCAAGCAAGCGTTCGTGGTGGCGGAATCCATTAAAACCGATGATCCTGAAACAATCATGGGGGTGGATTTATACATCGCCAAGGGGCTGATCGATCCCGCCAGAAAAGCGGACATTCTGTCAGCTTGATCGGAGTGATCCAATGAAATCTTATATTGCCTCCCTGGCCAGGACATTCAGACTCGATGACGCCAGCGTGCTGGCCGTCACTGCGGTTGCCACGGCTGTGGGCCAGATCTGCGCCGGCATCATTCCCATTATTGCCCTGGGTGTTGCTGTTTATCAGATCCGAATTCAGAAAATACGCTTGAAAACAGAGCGGCTGAAATTCCAAGAAGCGGAATGCGACCACCAGGACAAAGGCAAGGATAAAGGAAACGACCATGAACCAGGTTGACCTGATCCGGTTCTCAACCGGAGATCACGGCACCTTCGGGGTGATCTCCTGCCCGGGCTTAAAGCTGTTTTCCGCCGAGCCGCCCTGGAAGCAAAACCGGAAAAACGTCAGCTGTATCCCGGAAGGGGAATACACTGTCACCCGGTATGTGTCCAGGAAATTCGGCCGGGTGTATCTGGTCAAAGACACAGCACCCAGAACCTATATCCTCACCCACACCGGGAACCTGGCAGGTGATCTGGAAAAAGGATTTTTGACCCATACCCACGGATGTATCATGCCTGGCCTTTATCTGGGCACGTACAAGAATCAACAGGCGGTCATGGCCAGCCGGACAGCGTTCCGTAAATTTGAGAGCGCCCTGGGAAACGATGATTTCAAACTGATAATCACCAATTTATTTAAAGCAGGGAGGTAACATCATGATATCTGCATTGATATCCGGGGGGCTGATCGGGGTGATCGGGTCCATCTTCACCAACATCTTTGACTTTTTCAAAAAGCGCCAGGACAATAAACAGGAGATCGAGCTGCGGCGCCTGGACATCCAGATGATGGACAAGGAATACCAGTCCAGAGAAAGGATCGCGTCCATCAACATGGAAACCGAAATGGAGAAAAGCGCGGATGCGATCCTGACTGCGTCCTATGCTGCGGACCGGGCCACATACGCAAACAAAAGCAAGCTGGGTCCGGTATCCAATTTTCTGATGGTGCTGGTGGATCTGATCCGGGGCCTGGTGCGCCCGGTGATGACTGCGTATATGGTTTGGGAAGTCCATCATATGCGTGGTACAGTGGAACAGATCATCGCCACCACCGGCCTGGATGCCATGACAGCGCCCGTGGCCATGGATATTTACCAGATGATTGTGGACATGACTCTGTTTCTGGCGGCCGCTTCTTTTACCTGGTGGTTCGGGACCCGGCTGAAAAACCAGACCAGAAGCCACATATAAACCCCGGCTTAAAGCAGACAGAACCGGCTTAAAAAAGGTAAAACCGGCTTAAAAAAGGCCACAACCCTATATATAAGGACAAAACAAAATGGATGAAAACAAAGTCACCCTGACTATCAACGGCAAGAAAATCACATTCAACGTCACCCCGGAAAGCCATGAGCGCCTCATCGATGAGATGCAGCCCAACTCCAAGGTGACACCCATGCACAATTTTCTGGTGCGGTCCGTGGGCAAGGAATCCAAAGAGGACCTGACCCCGCTGTTGAAAAACCCGTCCACGGTGATCGAGATCGGCACGGCCGTGATTGAGGCCATTTCCCCTAAACTGAAAATCACCCTGGGGGAGTAGAAAGGGTTGCCGCGGGCATTGAAAAAAATGCCCTGTCCCAGATGGCAACCCTGGCCAGGAAATGGTTTCCGGGCCGTGATGTCACGACCCGGGCCATGGGAGAAGCAGTCTGGCTGGAAAAAGATTATTGGGACAAACAACGCATAGCAATCCAGCGGGGCATTGTGGACGCATTTTCAAAATAAGACAAAGGCAGCAGACCATGGCAACCCAGCTTGAAAAATTGATGTTTTCCATATCCCTGATGGACCGGGTATCCGGCCCGGCCGGGAAGATTCAGAGCAAACTTGGCCGCCTGGGGGAGGTGGCCAAGTCCAGCTTTGCCCATATGGCCGGAGGGGTCGCGGGCATGGCATCTGCCGGGTATGCGCTCAAAGCCATGGCAGGGCCGGCCCAGGACTTTAACCTGGCCATCGGAGATGTCCGGTCCCTGGATGTGGCCCAGAACAGTCTGGATATCCTGTCTGACAAGGCCATTGCCTTTTCCATCAAATACGGGGAATCAGCGGCCGGGTTTGTCAGATCGTCTTATGACATTCAGTCCGCCATTGCCGGGCTGGCGGATAACGAGCTGGCCAATTTCACCCATGCGGGCAACGTGCTGGCCAAGGCAACCAAGGCCAATGCCGATGTGATCACCGATTATATGGGCACCATGTACGGTATTTTTCAGACCACGGCCGACAAGATGGGGAAAACCCAGTGGGTGGAACAGCTGACCGGCCAGACCGCCACGGCGGTTCAGATGTTTAAGACCACCGGCGCTGAAATGGCCCGGGCGTTTTCATCCCTGGGCGCATCCGCAACAGCTTCCGGCGTGGGTCAGTCTGAGCAGATGGCAGTGCTGGGCCAGCTCCAGGCAACCATGTCCGGCAGCGAAGCCGGCACCAAATATACCGCGTTTCTGACCGGTGTGGGCAAGGCCCAGGACGCACTTGGCTTGAAATTCACGGATTCGTCCGGCAACATGCTGGGAATGGTGGATATTTTATCCAAATTACAGGGCAAATTCGGCGATACTCTGGATGTGGCGGAATCCGATGCATTGAAATCCGCGTTTGGATCAGACGAAGCGGTCAAGCTGATCAAACAGCTGCTGCCACAGACAGACAGCCTGGCAGAGAACATCGGCAAGATCAACAAAACCACCGGCATGGACAAAGCGGCGGACATGGCAGCCAGGCGTGTGGATGTGTTTGCCAGGTGGTCCGAAGGTATACAGGCCGTCAGAATCGGCCTGGGCCAGGCCCTGCTGCCGGTTTTGATTCCTGCGGTGGAAAAGTTGGCACAAGGGGCCGGGGCAATCTATGACTGGACCCAACGGTTCCCCGGGCTGACAAAAGTGGTTGGTTTAGGGATTACCGTGATCGCCGGCGGGGCCGGTGTGATCGGTGCATTTGCAGCCATGGGCGGACTGGCCCGGCTGGCCATGTTCGGCATGGGCCAGGGGACATTGTTTGCAAGAGCCGCAACGCTTGTTTGGAACCTGGCTGTCAAAGCCACCACTGTCATCATGGCTGTGTTCAGAGGCGGCCTGGTGGCGGCCCGCACTGCCATGCTGGCCATGAATGCCGCCATGTATGCCAACCCGGTGGGCCTGGTGGTGGCCGGGGTATTGCTGTTGACAGCCGGAGTGGCGGCTGCCATCTATTACTGGGATGATCTGAAAGCCGCGTTCATGGACAGCGCCTGGGGCCAGGCCATCATCGGCGTGGTGGACAAAGTCCTGGGCAGCCTGAAATCCTTATGGGAAATGATCACCAGGATCCTTGACAAGATTCCCTCCATGTCCGGGGCCTGGGGCTGGATCAAGGGCAAAATCCCGGGCATGGGGGAGGATATGGCTGTAGCCCCGGCATCGTCTCCGTCCCTGGATGCGCCCAGGCAGGGGGCAGCGGTCAACGGCGGCGTGGGCAAAATGATCTCCAATGCTGTGAACAACGATAACCGCCGGACTGAATCAAGGTCCGTGCACATCGGCCAGGTGGTGACATCGCGGCCCATCAACCCACAGGAGATCGGCAACCAGCTGTGGATGGCCGGTGGATAGAGGTGGAAAATGACAGAATATAAGGATCTGCTGATTACAGATGACGACCTGGACCTGGACGTGGCCGGCAATCCGCTGCTGGTGGATGACCGGGATGTGATTGCCCAGGACCTGGTGCACATGATCCGGGAAAAAGGCTTTTTACCGCCCCTGGTGGGCAACCGCAACCGGGATCTGATCGACCACACCAAGGTGGAAATCACCCTGGCCGTGGACAATGACACAAGGATCGTTCCGGGATCGGCATATATTGAAGAACCGGTGGCAGGTACATTCTATCTGGTGGCGGAAACCATAAAATTCGGCCCGGTGGGCTTTTATCTGGGGGGATGATGACTGATCCGATTTACAAACAGATGCTGGATGATGCCGGCATACCGACCACCGAGGCAGGTATCAAGGCAGAGTGGGATGCCATCAATGACGCGGAAGAGCTCCAGATCGCAAACAACTCTGCCTGGTCACCTTTCTGGCGTTTGATCACGGCCATTGTGACCACTCCCGCCCGGTGGCTGGTGGATCTGCTGATCAACCATGCCCTGCCCAATGCGTTTCTCAAGGATGCCGCCGGCACCTGGCTGGACCTGCTGGCCTGGGCCGTAGATGTGGAGAGAAAAGAGGCCGTGAAAGCAGCCGGCAATCTGCTGTTTTCACGGGTGGACACCACAGGTGAGGCAGTGGTGGAGGCGGGGATACTCGTGGCCACACCGGCGATCAACGGGGTGGTGTACCGCCTGGTCACCACCGAAGAAACCACCCTGGCGGACGGGGAAGTCTCCGCCCTGGTGCCGGTGGAAGCAGAGCAGACCGGTACCGCGTACAATTTAGGGCCCGGATATTACACCGTGCTGCCGGAGCCGGTACCTGGCATCGATGCGGTGACAAACGAGTCAGACTGGATATCGGTGGCCGGTGCCGATGAGGAGTCTGATGATTCCCTGCGGCTGCGGGCCAGAAATCAGTTTTCCGCGGTGGGGCAGTACCATCATGACGCGGCTTACCGGGCGGACATTTCTTTGTTTGCCGGAATCCGGACCGATTATATCTGGTTCGAGCATGGGGCCCCCAGGGGGCCGGGATCTGCCAACGCCTATATCATGATCGACAGCGGAAGCCCGACACAGGCGTTCATCGATACCATCAACGCATATATCATTGACAACGGACACCATGGCCACGGGGATGACATGCTGTGCATGGCCATGCCGGTGACGCCCGTGACCCTGGCGGTGACCGTATATCACAGCAGCCTGCTGACCGATGATGAAAAAACCGCGCTCCAGGCCGGGGTCACAGACCGGATCAGGTATGCATTCAGAGAAAACCAGGATTATGAAGACATGACCAGGACAATGCCTTTTTCCCGGTTCAGTTTTTCCCGGCTGGCAGATGAGCTGCACAGCCAGATGCCGGATCTGGTCAGTGTGGCATTTTCTCTGTCTGACATTGTCAATGCCATGGAAATCCCCACCCTGGACACCTTGACCGTGACCCTTGAGGAGGCATAATGTCAACGCCTGTATTGCCTGAATTCAAATTGCCGGTGTGGATGAACCAGGGGGAAGCGGTCAAGCTGGCCACAGCGGCCCATGCGTTTTTCACCATGCTGGGGGACTGGGCTGTCTGGCCTTTGAAACAGATGGACCCTTTAACCTGCGGGGCGCGGGTCCTGAATCTGATAGCGTGGCAGAGAGATATCACCCGGTTTGACACAGAACCGCTGGACCTGTTCCGGATCCGGGTCAAATATGCCTATGCCAACGCCAGGGATGCCGGCAGCGTGGCCGGGTTCAAGCGAATTTTCCAGCGGCTGGGTATCGGTTATATCGAGATCCATGAGCGCATGGATGGCTTAGACTGGGATACCATAAATATCACTATGTCTGATAGCCAGCTTGGAGAAAATACGAATCTGCTGGATGAGTTGATTCAGCATTATGGTCGGACATGCAGGCGGTACGGCTGGAATATCATCACCCCCATACCGATAGAAATTGACGTGGCGGAATTTTCTAATGAAACGATTACCTCACTGGCAATTTTGGAGGAATAACTCATGAGCAGTGCAATTACAACGGCCGGACAAACAAGGGTCAACCAGCTCCGGGGAGATGAACTGCCTCTGATCATAGATAGAATGGTTTTGGCGCTCATACCGGGTCTTGACCCTTCTCTTGAAGTTGACAGGTCGCAGCAGATGCCGGATCCAGAAGCCATTGTGCATATTGCGGAGATCAATTCAGACCATAAAGGATATGTGAATCCTGATCAGGTGGTTTATTCCATCATTCTTGGATCAGATATTGGTGATTTTTCTTTTAACTGGATTGGTTTGATTGAGGCGGAGACAGATACCGTCATTGCAATAACCACAACGCCGGAAACACCGAAGCGGAAAACCGACCTGGGCAGCAACACCACAGGCAACAACATCACCAGAAACTTTATGATTCAGTTCCGGGATGCTCAAATCTTGACGGCGATAACTGTCAATGCTGAAACATGGCAGTATGATGTGACAAGCGAATTTGCCGCAATTCAAAAAATAATGCGGCCTAAAAATTATTATTTTGCTCAGATTTAAGGAGGAATAAAATGGGTTCTGGGAAATTAGGTGCCGCCGATCTTGTGGCAGCGACAAGTACGCTTTTGTATACGGTCCCTGCTGAGGTAATCGCAACCGTAAATGTCAGGTTCACAAACCGTGGAGAATCGGAAACAAAAATACGATTGGCCATTGGCAGTGGCGCGTCTGTTTCCGATGCGGATTTTGTGACTTATGACCAATCGTTGCCGGCGCATGGAATTATTGAAGATACCGGCATTGTCTGCAGCCCGAATGAAAACGTTTGGGCTTATAGCGAATCAGCGGACGTGAGTGTCCGCGTTCATGGATTTGAGGAGAATTAAAAATGGGACAGTTCGCATCAGAGAATGGTCTGAATCAATTTTTGTCGACTGGATCTTTTAACCAAAACCAGATCGGAAACGGGCAGCGTTTTTTTGGAAATTGTGAGTCCCGCATATTTTTTGAGCCTGGTGAATTTTTGTTTAATGTTCCTCCTGGAATTAGCAGAGTAAGGGTAAGACTCATCGGTGGTGGTGGATCCGGCGCTTCGCGAGGATTTATAGGCACAGCTGTTGCAAGCGGCGGGGCCGGAGGTGGCTACGCAGAAAAGATTCTCCCTGTTACTGCCGGGCAATCGTTCCCTGTTATTGTTGCCTCTGGCGGGCTCGGGGTTACGGGGGACGCCAATGGTAACCCTGGCGGCACCACCAGTTTTGGGGCATTGGTTTCAGCCACTGGTGGGGAAGGCGGTATTCAATCCGCAGGCACCACAAATACTACGATCGCAGTTACAGAAAACGAGGGTGGGACTGGGATCGGCGGAGACATTAATTACATTGGCGGATCATCTGGTGCCATCAGTAACGGCAATACGTCAGGGAATAAAATATGTGGCGTAGCAGGCGGCGGTGGTTCTTCCGCCACCTGGATGGGCAATGGCGTATCTTCCGGTGACATTGTGTTTAACAACATCAACTCAAATGCATCCAGCTGTGCCTCTGGGGGGGCTGGTGTCGGCGGCAACGGTGGGAGTATCGACCCGACAAAATACACACCAAGCAGCCAGACAAATTATGACACATCTGGTGGGGGAGCCGGTTCCAGCGGCATCGATCAATCAGAGGGGCTGGATGTCTGGGAAACTTCGCTGTTGGTTCTGCCAAATCAGTTTAATGCAAGATTCATCACAGACATAATCTTTTCAGCAGGTGGATTAAGGCGAACACCTGGGGCGAGTATCGGCGTGGGTGGCGGGTCTGGGGGCACGGCTTTTGGAGAGTCTACCAGCCCTGCAAGTGTCAGCAGGTCGGGCTATTTTGGAGGTACCGGCGGGTTTGCCTGTACTGAAATCGGGTATATCCTCAAAGCCAGGGCTGGCGGTGGTGGCGGTGGGATGGTAAGTCAAAACATAAACCGATTCTCCGGAGAAGGTGGAAGCGGCTTAGTAATAGTGGAGTGGTAAAATGAAAACGGCGAGAATAATAAAAAATATAGCAGTTGATGTATGTGATGACCCTTTAAATAAATTTCACCCAACAATATCTGCTCAATTCCAACAAGTGCCAGAGATAGTTGAAAGAGGGTGGGTTCTCGATAGTAGTACAGGAGAGTGGTCATCTCCACCTATCCAAGAGCCTGTTTTATCTCCAGAGGTTTATACAAAACTATCCCCATTAGACTTTAAAATGTGCCTGACCAGTGCCGAGCGAATTGGCATTAAGGCCATGGTGTCGACAGACGTTACTATAGCCGACTTCTATGAAATAATTGAAGATCCAAGGTTAACTGAAGTTGACATGGGGCTTCAGTCTGTTCGGGACGCTGTCGGGTATATATTTGCCAAACTTGCCGAAAGCGGGGTGGTAGCCTCTGAAGATGTTGCCCTTCGGGTTAAACAAATAGTTTCAGGCATGCGACTCTAAACCAAAAATTTAGCCCATGGGGTCCGCCAATGATGCTACTTGATGATTTCACAATACCTGGAAAACAGTTGCTGGTGAAAGCCAGCATGGAACTGAGAACAGAAGATATTGCCGGTGAAACCTCCGGCACCGATGCCGTGGAAAAAGGGATCAAACCCAAAATTCTGCGGGTGGGTATTTCTATCCCGTTCAAAACGCCCCAGGACATGACCGACCTGATCAAAACCGCCGAGGCCGTGGGTGAAAATGGCGAGCGCAGGATCTATACTATCACCAACCGGACCGCCAACGCGGCCGGCATTCGCCAGGTGCGGTTTTTTGAGCACTTCAACTGGAACGAGGCGGAATCCATGCAGCTGTGGCAGGTATCGTTCACACTCCAGGAATATCTGAGCAATCCGGAGCGTGTGGAAAACCGGGACCCCGACCTGGTATCAGCCAACACCGCCAATGCCGGCAAGGCCCTGACAGAATATCAGGTCCTGTTGAACCAGGCTGAAACAAATCTGCCGTCATAACCAGGCCACCCGGAGAAACCAACCGATATGAAATTGCTAAAAACACTGACAATCAACGGATCCAGCGTGGGCCTGGTCAAAGATCATGTGTTTCTTGACATTGCCACCCCGGGACGGGCGGATTTTACTGTCAGAAGTGCCGCGCCGCTTTCAGGCATCGTCAACCTGGCCATTGCCGACGCGTCCCAGGGCCGGGCCCTGGATTTTTTCACCGGGTTCATTGCCCAGAGCCACACGGTGGACCGGGCCCAGCAGCGTATTTTCTGCAGGGAACTGTCCGCGGTGTTGTGGGCTGTGCTGCCGATATCGATCCGCAACGCATCCATGACAGATATTCTCAATGTCTATGCCAGGAAAACCGGGCTGAAATTTGCCACGCCTGCCAAGGACTACACCGCCACGCCCTGCCCTGTGTTCCAGAGCATCGGCACAGGCATCCACGGGCTGGATTCCCTGGGCAAGGTGTTTGACATTGAAAACTACATCTGGCAGCAGCAGGGAGACGGCACAGTCTATGCCGGGGCATGGGATGACAGCCGGTGGGCCGGCAAGCCGTTCACTGTGCCGGAGCGGTTTTTCCAGGACGTGCAGCTGGACGGCACCAAAACCATGCAGGCAATCCCGGGGTTGCGGCCCGGGGTCCTGCTCAACGGGCAGTACATAACCAGCCTGCAACTCAAAGAACACTTCATGGTGGTGACATGCGAAAAGCGATTAAGCGCATTATTCTAAGGATGTTCCCGGAGCTGGCCGGCGGGTACCACCTGGACCGGTATGCCAGGATTGTAAAAATATCCGACCCGCCCGCAGCCGGATCCGTGTGTGACCGGTTCCGCCCCTTCTGGGCCGCGGACATCGAGATCCTTACACCCGAGGGCGAACCGGCCCAGGGTTTCCCCAAATATGAAGCCGTTCCCCTGCCCGTCCCGGGTGGCGGACAAAGCGCCGGCTTTTTTCTGTGGCCACGTCCCGGAACCATCGTCACGGTCCGGTGGATCGAAGGCCGCCCGGATCACCCGGTGATCCAGCATATCTATCCCATGGGCCTGACCCTCCCGGACGTGCCGGACAATATGGGCAAATGGCAGCAGCGCACCGGCGTCCACCAGGCCGTGGACCCCACCGGCAACTGGGAACGGACAACAGACAAAGATATCCAGGACACAGCCCAGAACATCAACCACTCTGCGGCCCAGGACATTGCCCAGGCGGCCGGCGGCAACGCCAGCGAAACCGTGGGACAGACCAAATCCATATCCGCCGGGCAGGCATTCACAGTCAACGCGCCCGTGGTGACCATCGGCATGTCCGGCGGTCCCAGCCTGCTGCCCCTGATCACCTCCGCCCTGGCCGCCATCGAGCAGGCCCTGGACATCCTTGCAGACCACACCCACCCGGGCGTGGGCATCAGCGACGTATCCGCCGACGTTCACGACCACGCCGACACTGTAGGTACCGCACACACCGGAGTCACAACCCTCCAAAGCTAACCACCCGCCTGCCCGCCGCAGGCACCGCCACCACCACACAAAAGCCCGGGAGTTTTCTCCCCGGGCTTTTCTTATTCCATCGGCACATCTCCTCAAAAAGTGATCACAAGCCCGCCGGCCCACCCCTGAGAACCACGCCGGCGCCAAAAATTCCCAGCCCCAGAAAAAAAACACTCCTCCGCACCCTGCCTTCGATGGTTTTGAGTGCCTTTTTTGCAATTAAGGGGGTGGTGGCAATGCGGCTCATGAGCCCAGCCGGCGGGCGGTGCGATGCAGAAACGACCCTTGCAACGTTTGCAAGGTTTGGCGGATTTTTGCAATATGGGCGGATTTTTGGTTGCAACAGGAAAAAGGCCAAGGCCCTTGTTGGACAAAGGACCTGGTTGTTTTTTATTTTTTTTGTCTCACGGAAATATGCGCTGCCGGCGCTCCGGTGGCCACCCGGTTCGACCGGCAGCAGGCATCAGCGGATCACACCCGCACTGGGTGCTCTTCGGTTGTTTCGCGGCTGTAGCAGATCTCACAAAGGAACCAATTTCCTTTTGCAAGCGGACGGGACCCACAGCATGAGCACATCCGGATATTTTGAGATTTATTTTCCGCAACCCGGGGCTTTGAAACAAGGCGCGAGATGGCGCTCTGTGTGACATTGTAGAGTGCCGCCACATCGATCTGGCGCATACCTTCATCGAGCAGGTGTTTGATTTCATCGACCGGCAGGGTCTGTCTTGTTTTTTGCAGCATGGTATCTCCCCCTCTTTTGCGGAAGGAGCTCGAAAAGCCCATTCCGATTATGGTAATGGGCCGATATCTGCCGGGGTGAGATGATTGGAACGTATATAAAAAAAGATGCCCTGTCAATCACATAATTAATTTATTTCAGATGCTTGCAGGTCTGCATATTGATCTGCTAACCTTGATATTTCTGCGAGTTTGCCGTTGATAAACTCTAAAGATTCAGTATTTTGATTTTTTAAAAATGACTGCATTTGTATTGAAACAGAATTCAAATCACTCATGGCGCTATAGATCGATCTAATTTTTTCAAATTCAGGCTTTAAACGAACAAAACCATATTTTTCAAAATCCGCACGGAAAAGATCGTTGGTCTTGGTAACAACTGGAAGCCATTTATTAATCTTGTACTGTGCAAATTTTTTGTAACCATCCGGCCTGCACTTATCGAAAGCAATGACAATGGCTTTTTTTTGCATAAAAAGATATTTGCCATATTCCTGCTCAAGATCTCTTATTTGCCTCGGGGTTATTTCAGTGATTTCATTTTTCAAAGATTTTGTGAATTCTTTGAAAAAATCTCCGGTTATTTCAAATGATGTTTCTTTGAACTCAAGGTATTTCTCATTGTTCGGATCAACCAGTTTCCCAGAAACCTGAACCACGGAAATTTGATTTTCCATATCAATGGAAATTATTTTGAAGGTCACAAAGGTGGGATATTTTGATGATAAAAAATAAAGTGCATTTTTCCAATGAGCAGAGGCGTCTAATCCGTCTGAGAGACTGCCGATTTCAGATCTTAGCGCAACACCTTCTTTTATATTTTTTACCTTTAACGCTATATCGATATGGTTTTTCTGATCTCCGCCTAGATAAACAGAGACTGTTTCATTGCTTTCTAATGCACTGACAAGAATTATTGTGTCCGGAGAAATAGTTTTATTTTTGCTTTCATCGATTAAAACCATTATTGTTGCGAATATCATCGAACCGATGACAAGCACGGCAAAACATCCTAAGCAGCTTTTAAGATTTTTTTTAGCCGCGGATGTTGGATCTGGGTCACCGCAGTGGGGGCATGACTTTGCGTCGGTGGATATTTCTTTTTCACAGGATTTACATTTGACAAGTTTTTCAGACATAGGATTCTCCCGGTTTAATTATTATTGCTGTCGGTAACAATAACAGTTCCGGTACAATTTTCAAAAATGAAATAAGATATTACCGGCTGTTTGTTTCCTTTTTTGCTTCCCCCTCCGCCCATGATTCCTGATCATTGCTGCCTGTATCCTTTCCAGATTTTTCAGAATTTTGATTGGCAGGCCTGAGAATTTTAGCGGCTTCATGAACACCGCAGATGTAACCCTCCACTTTATTGAATAATTCGCTACTCGTTTTTTGTATGTCTATTAAAAGTTTATTTATCCGCAATCCCTGCTCAGGGTCATAAAACTGTTTGATAACATTTTGATGTTCAATCACTGCCTCGTTGATTTTTTTATTTTCATGCGGCTGGGTATCCGTGTCACTTTCATTTTCAAAAATATCGCTATAGCGGTATTTCAAAAAAGCCAAGAGTGTTTTGGAAGGATTTTTTTTTCCGCTTTCGATTTCAGAAATGCCTTGCTGGGTAAGTCCAAGCATTTTGGCAAATTGGCCTTGAGTATAACCATTTGATTTTCTGAGATTTTTGAATTTATCTTTAAATTCCATAAAAAAATATCGCTATTTATGTATTTTTTTCTTGACTAAACATCGCTATGTATGTAAATCAACCTCATAAGGTTAGCTTAACAATCAACCCAAACCACAACATAAAGGAGAACAACATGCAAACCCAAACTTTTCCGATGACCCCGGATGAAATCAAGCAGGGGCTGGTGGCCGCCGGCATGTCCCAGGCGGAGATTGCCCGCCGGTGCGAGGTGTCCCGTGTCATGGTCAACGCCGTGGTGCACGGCCGTGCGGTCAGCCAGCGTGTCATGGCTGAAATTGCCGGCGCCCTGGGCAAAGAACCGGAACAGGTGTTCGAGATCCGGCCGAAACCGGAACCGACCCGGCCCTGTCCGGACTGCCCCCTGAACGTTAACCAGTAAACCCATATCACATTAACATTTATTTAAAAAGGAGTTTTATCATGAACCAGAACAAACCCCAGACCACCATCGCCCAGTTTCCCGACACCCCGAGGTTTGACCGTGCCCGTGCCCAGGGCCAAGAGACCGACACGTATTGCCCCTTGTGGATGCCCGATTTCATGACCGCGTTCGGATATCCCGGCCTGGCCGCACTGTCCTGGACCATGTGCAGCCTCATGGTGAATGATATCCGGGCGGAGCTGAAAACATTTCCATTCCTGGAGATCACCGGGCGGCCGGAATCCGGCAAAAGTGTCCTGGTCAACTTTTTGTGGAAGCTGCTGGGATATGCCGAAGGCGAATGGAAAAACGCTTCGGACCTGACCAATAATCAGCTCAGGGATCACGTCATGGATCTGGACAGCATGCCTTTGGTTTTTTTCAAGGATCCGAAACGGCTGGAACCCAATTTTGAATACCTGAAGCCTTTTTACAATGGGCGGTCCACCGGCAGCCTGGGCTTTGCGGGCATGACGCAGGAAGATATAGAGTATGGCAACCAGCTGTTCAAAGGCACCCTGATGATTGCCGGGGAGAAAAAAACACTGGGTTCGATCGCTTTTTATGAGCGGGTGATCCATTGCCGGCTGCCCCGGTGCCAGCACAGGGGTGCCTTGGCACTTCTGGAAGAGATGACCCGGGATGAGCTGGGCGGTTTTATTCTGCATGCCCTGCGGCAAAAAGATCTGATCTTGGCCGCATACATGGATGTGTACAACGAAATGTGCACGGGCGGCCTGATGCACAATTATGGGGTGGAGCATGAACGGGTCTGCAAAACCCACACCCAGATGGTGGCGGCCGGGTATGCGCTGCGCATCCTTTTCCCTGAACTCGATGAGGACACCCTGTTTCTTTACACCCGATACCTGGCGGGCCGGGCTATTGTGTGTGAGGATCAATGCCAGTTCTAATCGACGCAGGAAACGGGCGCGGTGACCGGCCGCGCCCGTCTGCACTACTTCCGGTGCCGAACCATGGCGTTGACTGTTTCAAATACCTCTTCCGCCATTTTGGGAGCGTCTTCAAAATGGATATCGGTTGCATTAAACATGCAAATGTTGAATTTGACTTCAGATTTTGGCGTGGCGTACATGCGCTTGATTTCTTTAAAATCTGCAAGCAGCTCATCCCGGTTTCGCTCCAGGGCATCCTGGCCGGCTTCGTCATAGCTGCCACTATTCCAGGACACTTCCGCCAGGCCGTTTTTGTGCTTGAAGATGATCACGCACGGAATCTTTTTTTCCAGGCAATGTTCTTCCCAGCCTACCTGAGCCGGTTTGTTTGCCCGGGTCATTGTCGCAAATTTTTCCATGTGCCCGCTCCTTGTGGTTGTTTGTTAATGCTTCGGAACCGGTTTTACTTAACACCTTTTTTCATTTCACTTCAACCTATTATTATTTTTGCCTGTTTTCTTTTTCATGAAAAACAGGATTCACGGAGGTTATTTCATGTACACGGATAATCAAATCGATGTGCTTGGCATTGTCCAGACTACTGTCAAACGTCATGGGGTCAAGGCCCTGGCTGACCGGCTGGCGGTCCGGCCCCAAACCCTTTATGCGGATGTGGACCCCAACTCCATTGGCCGGCGCACCAACAAGCTGGGGCTTTTGGACTGGCTGGTGGTGCTGCAGGAGACCGGAGACCTGTCCAGCCTGTGCGCGGTCAACCAGGCGTTCGACCGCATCACCCTGCCGGTGCCCAGGCCGGCGGAAGAACTGACCGACAAAAGCTGGGTGGCGTTTTGTGCCACCATTGCCAAGGAATCCGGCGAAGCGGTTGCCCGCCTGGCCGATGCCATTTTGGACGGACACATGAGTTCGGGCGAGCTGGAGCGGTGTGAAAAAGAAACCTGGGATGCACTGGAAGCGTTTGCCGGGTTGTACCTGGCCATCCAGGCCTGCAAGGACCACCGGCAAAATCGGGAATAATCCCGGGCCGGTGACACGGCCGGTATCTGCCGGGGTGAGATCCGCAGGTACCGGCCTTAACCATACCAACACAGACAACCGGAGGCACTATGCCACAAACTGATACCACCTGCACTGACAGCGCCCGGGCTGATGAAATTGTCCGGGCGCTGTTGTCAGACCCCCGGTTTCATTTTTATGAAAAGAGCGGATACCTGCGCGGCGGGATCTGTCCGGACTGCGGGAAAAAAGAATTGTATGTGAGAAAGTCCGCGCCCTGGCGGATCGCCTGCGGCCGGGAGAACAAATGCGGGTCCAGCTTCACGGCCAAGGATCTGCTGCCCCATCTGTATGAAAACTATGCCCAGCGATTCCCGCCCACACCGGAAAACCCCAAAGCCACGGCCGATGCGTACATGGTAGAAGACCGCGGTTTTATGCTGTCCAAATGCCAGATGTTTTATGACCAGGAGGGACACCAGCTGAACGGATCCGGGGAAATGGTTCCCACGGCCCGGTTTTACCTGGACCCGGAGCGGACACGGTTCTGGGAACGGCTTATCGGCAAGACCAAGGCGGACGGCCAGAAAGCCCATGTGGGCGGCAAGCGCAAACCGGACGGGTCCATGTTCAAAGGGGATGCCTGGACACCGCCGAACCAGAAGCTGAAAAAAGGAGATACCTGTTTTATCACAGAGGGGATTTTCCATGCCATCGCCCTGATCCACGCCGGGCACAAGGCAGCGGCATCGATCTCCTGTTCCAATTTCTGTGACACGTTCATCACTCAAAACAAAGGCAAAGATATCACCTGGGTCCTGGCGTATGACGGCGATGTGGCCGGGCGCAAGTACATGAAAAAACACCTGCCCATGATCCGGGCCCTGGGCGAAGAGGCCAAGGTCTGTCTGCTGCCGGACGGCCGCAAAGACTGGGATGACCTGTGGGCCGAAAACCGGCTCACTGATGACCTGATCACCGAATGCTTTTACCAGGGCAAACTGTTTGCCTCAGCCACGGTGGGGGAAAAGGTCTGGCATGTGTTCTGCCGGTACCCCACCCGGCGGCGGCATGTGGTGGAGTTCGGCAATGCCATTTATTCCGCCAAAGTGGATTCCAAATTTTCCACGGAACTCCAGGAGGAGGGCGTGCTGCTGGATTCACCCGAAGGGCTGGAGCGGTTCCGGTCATCCTGCACCGTGGACATGATCTGCAATGTGGCCCCGGAATTTCTATACATAGAAAAAGATATTCTCATCAATGAGCAGCGGTACCTGTTCCGGATCCGGTACAAGAACGGGACCCCGTCCAAGCTGATGTCTGTGGACGGCACCTCTTTGGCCACGGGCGAAGCATTCAACAAATCGCTTCTCAACCAGACCAACGGGGGCCGGTACACCGGAGACAACCGGGATTTCGGGATTCTTTGCCGGCAATGGCTGGACGGCCGCATGCTGGAAGTGCAGTCCATTCCCTACATCGGATATGAAGACAACTGCAATGCCTGGATATTTCATGACAATGCATTTCAGCAGGGCCGCAAGGTCCCGATCAATGAGCAGGGATATTTCCAGCTGGGAAAACAGGGGATCAAGTCCAGCCTGTCCGGGATTCACATGGTCACGGACGGGGAGTTCGACCCCAAGTGGATCAACCAGTATGTGCGGGCGTTTCATTTCCAGGGTCTGGCTGTGCTGGCGTATTTCATGGGCAGCCTGTTTGCCCAGCAGATCCGGTCCAAACTGAAATCATTTCCATTCCTTGAGTTCACCGGGGAACCCGGGGCCGGAAAATCCACGGTCCTGGAATTCTGCTGGAAGCTTTTGGGCCGGGATGATTACGAGGGGTTCGATATCATCAAGGCCACACAGGCCGGCCGGCGCCGGGCATTCTCCCAGGTGTCCAATCTGCCCATTGTCATCATCGAGTCGGACCGGGATCAGCCGGACAATGCAGAGATCAAGCGGGGGAAAAGTTTTAATTTTGAAGAGTGGAAGCCTTTTTACAATGGCCGGGCCACCGGAACCCTGGGCGTGGCCTCCCGCGGCAACGACGTGGACGAACAGTTGTTCAAGGCCAGCCTGGTGATTTCCCAGAACGCGGAGGTGGAAGGCGGCACGGCACTGCTGGAGCGGATCGTCCACTGCCATGCCGACAAAAAACACCACGGCCCCGGCACCCTGGAGATCGCCAGGTGGTTCGAGCGCCAGAGCAGCGAGGACGTGGGCGGGTTTTTGTGGAAAGTGTTGCAGAACGAAAAAAAGATCCTGTCTGTGTTTTTCAGAGAATTCAAAAAAATGGAACCGTTCTTTGCCGAGGGCGGGATCCGGCACCAGCGGATCATCAAAACCCATTCCCAGCTGGCGGCCCTGGCCCATGCCATGCAGGTGATTTTTCCGGATCTGCCCAATGACACAATCCATGATTTCATCTGCTACCTGGGCAACCGGGCCAAGGCCCGGCAGGAAAAACTGGCGGCTGATCATCCCACCGTGGAAAAGTTCTGGGAAACATTTCACTACATCAACGATGAAAAAGAAGGCGGCATGGATCTTTCCACCGATGACCGGTACATCGCGGTCAGCCTGAACCATTACCGGGCCATGTGTGTGTATCATCAACAGGAAGTGCCTGACATGTCTTTGTTGAAAAAACATCTGAGCAATTCCAAGCGATACAAGCTCGTGGATAAAAACCGGGCCGTGTGGGACCGGTTCAATAAACGCACAGTCAAGTGCTGGGTGTTTAAAAAATAATTTCAAAATAATTTTTACTGAAAGGAGAAGAAAAAAAAATGAGTACTGCCGAAAATTTAAATCTGTCATCTGAATCTCAATCTGAATACCAGGTAGTCTATGACGAAATAAAAATGACAATCAAAGAGTGTACCGCGCAAAATAAAAAACTGGTGGACGCGCTGAAGTTTTACGCCAAGACAGACTGGCGGGACCTGACCCTGCTGGACCGGGGAGACGCCGCACGAAAACTTTTAAAGGAGGTGACCGGAAAATGATTGCAGATCCGAATGCACCAATCATTTCAAATGACAAAAGGGTGTGTGCAAACTGCGCAAAAAATATATATGCGCCCTGGTTTGCCGACGGCTATGGATGCCGGCTGGATGTCAAAGCCATGCGCACCTGCCTGGAGAATCCGTCCCGGCCGTTTCATCAATTTAAGGAACCGGTATTTTCTGGAATCGATTATGGGGAGAAAAAATAATGGACACCACACAGCAAATGATCAAGGAGGAGTGCAAAAAAGTCATGGATATGCTGCTGGAGAAAAATAGAAAGTACGGGAATTCAGCCATAAGCCCTTTGCGGATCTTCTCCAGCGCTGCCCCGGTTGAACAGATCAATGTCCGGATCGATGACAAGCTGTCCCGGCTTCGCTCTGCCCAGGACGATGACATGGAAGACGCGGAACTGGATTTGCTGGGATACCTGATTTTAAAGCGGGTGGCAACCCGGAACGAGAACAAGGAGTCATCATGATGATTAACCCGCGCCCAGGGCAAACAGTCCAAGTCTGGTACCGGCAAAGCAACCGGTCAATGCCGCATCACGGCAAAACCGGCACCGTGCTGACGGCCGGCAAAGGTAAACCGAGAAACCATCTGATCGATATCCGGGGAACTCGTGTGGCAGTGCCATGCGGGAATCTTCGGCCGTGGATGAAAGGAGAACAGCATGAAATTTAAGATATTAGTCAAAGATGAGAAAGAGCAGTGGTGGGAAGATTACGAAAAGAACATATCTGATCCAAAGGCCTGGGCGGCTAAGATTATTGACAGATTCAACCGAACTTTGCGGCCAGGAGAAAGACCAAGGACTCTTTTGGATGTAGTGCTGAAAAATGCGTCGAACGATAAATACCATGATTGGATAAAGAGAACTGACGGAATGTCCGTTTCTTTTAGGGGCAACTCCGTCGATTTGTATTTTTGCTCAAAATGCGGAATCACTGGTAAAAGAATCAGTTTAGGCGGGGATATCAAGATCGATTCGAAATACAGAAAAAAAGCATACCGCGAATGTCATACCGCCCAAAAACTAATAAAACAAAAACAAACCAACTGCCATTTTAAGAAAGGAGTGCCACAATGACAGATCCTTATGATTATTACAAAAACACCCCGGCACACGTCCGGATGGTCAGCACTTCGGTGCAGGATTGCAGGTCATCGTTACGATTTGTCACCGATCCGGCTGTGGTGCGCCTGGCCCTGGAACATGAAAGGACGCACATGCAGAGATCCGGAATGATCAAGATGCTGACCGGGAAGCTGAAGTCTTTGGAAAAAAAGGCCTGAAGGAAGATAATATGATAGCAGGCACGCCATTAATACATCGAGTTGCTATTGTTTTGGTTACCATCATTATGACGGTAGTCGGCCTTATCTTCGGAAACGGGGGTGTCTAATGAGTGGCAAAGATTGTGACTGCGGGTTATGCCGGGCAGATCAGAATAAAAACCCTCACCCAAAATGGGGATATGATCTCAATGCCGTGCCGTGGCACCCTTGCTTGATATGCGGAGAACCTATCGGCCAGGAACCATATTTTGAATTCACGGCCTGGGCCAGGTTCGGGCAGATGTTTTTGATCCATGATAGATGCCGCCGGTAAAAAATAAACACCAAGGAGAATCAACTTATGAAAAAGACTGAATACAAGCCAGTGACCCTGCATGACGCTGGCCTACCACCTATCCTGGATGCATGTTGCGGAAGCCGCATGATGTGGTTTGATCGTGGGAATCATGATGTTTTGTATGTCGATAATAGACGGGAAACAGTGGAGGTAAGAGATCGATCTCACGGGAGGATAGACGGGACCCGCAAGGTTGTAATAGACCCGGATCAGTTGGTGGATTTTCGGAACATGCCCTACCCCGATGAATCGTTTCGGCTCGTTGTTTTTGATCCTCCGCATCTTATACGCGCAGGACCAAAAAGCTGGTTGGCTGCGAAGTACGGAAAGTTGGGGCATGAGTGGAAAAATGATTTAGCGCGAGGCTTCGATGAATGCTTCCGTGTACTGAAACAGGATGGCGTATTGGTCTTCAAGTGGAATGAGACGCAAGTACCAGTCGCAGATGTTCTGTCGGTGGCCACGCACCCTCCACTGTTCGGGCACCGAAGCGGCCGCAAGGCGATGACTCACTGGTATATATTCATGAAGCCCAAAATAACAGAGATAGGAATAAAAAAATGAAAACCTTAAGCATAAGACAACCCTGGGCCAGCATGATTATCAACGGGCCGAAGCCTGTTGAAAACAGAACGTGGAAGAGCAACTACAAGGGAAGGCTGTTGATACATGCATCAAAAAAATATGACTATGACGGGGAGTTCTGGATAATGCAAAATTTCCCATACAGCAAGGAGATGTCAGATATTCTTCTAAAAGCAAGAAAATTAAGAGGGGGGATTATCGGCGCTGTCACCATGACAGACTGCGTTGAGGATCACCCGTCAGAATGGTTTTCAGGTCCATACGCTTTTGTTTTTGATTCGCCTGTTGAATATCCTTTTATCAAATGCAACGGACATCTTGGTTTTTTTGAAATGTTTATTGATTGGCCAAGACAGATGGGGAAATCACATTTGATGGGGACAAAAGAATTATTTAAAAACCGGTTAAGTTAATTTTTTAATTGACAGAACACACCAAGATATATAATTCTCCCATCCAGGGAGAATGTATGAAAGGGACAGTCCTGGCCTATAAGGGCTCATGGTTTGTCCGGTGGTACGATTCTGCCAGAAAGCGGGATGTCAAGATATACCATTACAAAGGTATCAAGCTTGAATCCCGCCGGATGGCGGAAAAGCTGCTGGCCACCATGCAGTCTGATTATGAAAACGGCACCTTTTATCTGGATAAATATCTGAAAAAAGGTTTTTCCGATGTCATCCCGTTCATTGAATCATGGTTGAAGAATGCTGAAGATCTGAGCCCGGCGACTTATAAAGGATATAGATCTTACGTCAAAAACCATATCCGCCCTTTTTTTGAACAACACAGCCAACTGTCCCTTCCCGATGTCCAGCTGGATATCCTTGAACGGCTGCGCAGGGATCTTAAAGCCAAAGGGCTTTCCCCAAAAACGCAAATAAATATCATGTACTGCATGCACCTGATCCTGGACGAAGCCAAGAGGGCAAGAAAAATTAATACTGTGCCATCGTTCCCAAGGAAAAAAAAATATCAGCACAGCCGCCCGGTTATAAAATGGCTGCCTGAATCCAGGCAGCTGCACATCATTGAACAGATCCCAGAAGACCACCAGCCGATTTTTTACTTTTTGAAATATCATCTTCGCCGACCGGCGGAGGCCTGTGCCATCCAGAAACAGGATTACCAGGACGGAGTTTTCACCATATGCAGATCCATCTCAGCCAGAAAAATCCAGTCCAAAACAAAAACAGGAGAGATCCATACCATCCCGTGTCATCCTGATTTTGAACCATATCTTGAGATCGAATCGATCAAACAAAAGCGTCACAGGATACTGTCACCATTTCTGTTTGTGAATCCACTTGCCCGGCAACCAGGCAAAAGATACACAGGGGAGGCACTGAATATCATCTGGAAAAAAGCATGTGATGCAGCAGGGGAAAACATTGATTTGTATTCCGGATTAAAGCACAGCTCATGCAGTCAGTATATCAATGAAAAAGGTCTGTCAGAATCTGAGTTACAGATTATCACAGACCATGCACGGATTGATTCTGTCCGAGCTTATGCCAGAACTGAAGTGAAACAGAAACGCGACCTGATGTCACGAACCATCCAAAACTATCCAATATCCAAAAACAGAAACGATAAGTAACTGAAATAACAAAAGATTATTATCATATGCTTTGGTTCGATTCCCATGCACTTCCGCCATTTTTTCTAATAAAATCAAATAATTATAATTTCGCTTTTCCATCCAAAACCATCCAAAAGGTTTTCAAAAGGCAGACGGTCTGCCGGGCAGCCTGGCCACTATATAATGATGCGGTGGCCATGTTCCAGAAATTGATTTTCTCGTTAACCTCCATCCAAAAAGATTGAACCCCAGATGAATCAATTACCTTTTTGAGAGACAAAAAAACAGAGGTTAACATCCGGGCTGTCTGCACGGCGGCTTTTCAAAGCCATAACTATATAATATAACAGGGGATAATTATTAATGTGTCACGTGCGTGTGTGCGCGCGTACCTGGAACAAACTCTGGGTAGGTTTACAAAAAAAAAAAAAGGTAATTTGGTAATAATGGTCAAAAACATAAACTATATTCAATAATATCAATACTTTATTCCATTACCACTAAGGGTTAGGTCTGGTAATTAAATTACCTTTTCATTCAACTTTTTTCCTTTATTTTCCTAACCACATAAGTATCTGTAATTATTTAATATTCAAAAATGTACATACCTCATATAACCTTGAAATTACCTTTCAATTTATGGCCAAAAACAAGCCTATCCCTGTTGTATCGTGCATATCCATTTTATGAATCAGATTCATTACCAACTTACCTTTGCGTTTCGTTGTTTACCTACCCAGAGTTTCACATTAACATCAAATCTTGTTAACCCCATACAAAAAAATTGACATTGATCATGGTCATATATAATACTGGGTTGACCAATTAATTTAACTGTAAAGTGGGGGGAATAAAGATGAAAATAGACATCCAGGATGAAACCATTGAACGCCTCCAGGATTTGATTGACCAGCAGCGGATGTCTGGCTCACCGGTAAATATTAAAAATCCACCAGCTATGATCCAATATATTTTGACCTCTGTTGTCAAAGGAGTGGTGGATCATGGATCACGGGAACGGGTCCTGCTTGAAATTATGGGGCTTGTTCCCAATGCTGCGGTGGGGGATTCATACGGCACCATTAGTGAAACCCCTGCCAAAATAAAAATGCGCAAACGTTTCTGGGATACATATGCTGATCTTATGGGAAAAGACTCTAACCCAGAAAGCATTGATTATTCAAATGATGACAAGCTTATTATGATCAACCTCCATCATTTCAACACCAAGTGTCTGGCAAACAGCATCAAGCCATTTTTTCTAAATAATTTAAAACATGCATTAAGGGCCAGCAAAGATCCTTTGTTTTTGGAAAGCAATCGGGCTGTCTGGAGTCCTTATTTGAAAAAGACGGTCAGGTGCTGGGTGTTTGAGAAAAATAAAGATTTGACAAAGTTAACTTAACCATAGTACAAACACACTTGCCGGGGCAGATTCCCCGGCCCGGTTTCGAAGCCGGACAGATCCGAGGCGCAGGCAGCGCCGGAACATCGGCGCTTTTTGTCTGTGTGCGGTCCGTGTTACAATCTTAATTCGCGGGCCGGGTCTGGGGGCCTTCGGGTCCACCGGTTTTCCTTGGATGCCGGCTTCGAACCGGATCCGGCCCGCTTTTTGTCTGTCGAAGGACATCGGCGGGTCATAACCCATATCCAAGGAGACAAGACCCATGACCACGATTATCGATTTTCCCGCCACAGATTCCCGCGCATCCCTTCGCACCCGCAAGCCGTCCACCATCCCGGCCGTGACAGGCATCGCTTCGGGCTCCCAGATGGAAACCATCCTGATCCGGCTTTTGGAGATCGAGCGCATGAGCGCCCGGGCCTTCAGCCTGGTGGACGGATATATCCACGGGGCCCATACCGCGGCCCAGGTGATGACCCGCCGGGGATGACCCTTGACCCAACGCCCTGGATCATCTGCCCGATGCCGGGGATATGATCCAGGGGATCCCGGGGAAGATGTCATCCCGGCAACATCCGGTCAAAGATCTTTTTTTGTTCCATGCGGCTGGCATGCCGGATCCGGTCCAGCACCGAAGCCGGCATGTCCAGCGCGGACGGGGACAGGGTGTGTGAAAATTCCAGGGTCATGACAAAGGTGTGGCCGCAGTCCGGATTGTTGCATGAACAGTACAGTTTTTTCACCGCATCTGATTCCGCCGCACTGGACTGGATGGTGGCAATGGACCCGCACCGGTTGCATGTGATTCTGACGGCCATCCTTTTTTTAGGTCTCCTTGTCTGTTATACCGGGTCCGGCGGATCATCAAAAGAGATCCACAGCCGGCCGGGCAGATGATCATTGATCTGCATGAGGTAGCGCCGCAGCGGCACGATCTCGTTTTTCTCATACACCTGATCTGCCTTGGTCATGTCCCCATACCCGCCCCGGGCCTCTGCCGGAACGATCGATGCCAGGGCCGGCGGGATCCGGTGTGCCGCGATGATGTCGTCTCTGGAGATGTTCTTGATCTTTTCCAGCTCATCCTTGGTGGAGAAGTCTCCCACCGGAATGATCTGAACGTCTTTTTCCCGGCCGTTGGGAATGTGCAGAAACAGGTTCCGGAAATTGCCCAGCTTCTTGGCGGATTTGACCGCATCCCGGATCGCGTTTTTCTCCGGATCCCCCAGGTTCGCGGCGGCCGAATAAAAGATATATCCCACATGGGCGCCGTTGAGATAATACCGGCGCCTGAACAGGGTGGCATCTTCATTGAGCAGCATGGACTGGATGGCGCCCAGGTACGAGGGGATACCATATATGGTCTGGGACACATCATAGTTTTTGATGTGCAGCACCTCGCCCGGGTCAAAGTCGGTGCGGTGCCCTTTGATATGCCCGTCCGGATTGAGCATGCAGTACCGGTTCGGCTCTTTCATCCGGCGCATGTTGATGGCCGGCAAATGCCGCAGTTCCACCACTTCCCCCAGGCGGTTTCTGATTTTCTGGAAATACGCATTCATGAACGTGACAAAATCCGTGACAAACGGCAGCAGCACAGACAGCGGCACAGCCGGTGAAGGGTTGCACGCCCGCAAAATCATATTGACCTTGAATTCCAAAAGCGGGGCATGGTAGGCATTGGCACCCCGCAGCCGGGCCAGGCCGGGCAAAGACACCGGGGTGCTGTAGTAGGTGCCGTTATCCAGCAGCCAGACGCCTAGGTATTCTGTGAGCTGCCGGTCCAGGACCGGTTCCGGATCACCAAACGTGAATACCCCGGCATCGGCGGCCGGGCTGTCAGCAGGGGCGGTTTTCTCTGTTTTCTTTGTCATTTGTCTACCTCTTTTTTAATGTTATCAGTGATAAGTAAAATGGTTACAGGCACTCCACGGTGGCGCCGGCGGCCTGGTCGTGGCTGATGGGCTCGTTGGCCAGGGCGTGCATGATGGCCCATGCCACATCGGCATGCCCGGTGGTGTTGGTCCGGTTGGCTGCATAGGTGATCTGTCCCCCCGGGGTCATGATTTTGCGGATGGTCAGGAACGCATGGGCGATAGTGGTTTCTGACGCATCCCACTGGATCCGTTTGGCTTCGATCACCTCATGGGCCTTGAGCACCATATGGCTTTTGTTGGACACGGAATAATGAATCGGTGTGACCTGGGGATAAAAGTTTTTCACATTTTCGTACACCCCCACACCCGGCCCTGTGATATCGATGCCGATGTATTGAAAATTGTACTGGTCGCACAGCTTTTTGATTTCAGCCGCCTGCCAGGTGAAACTTTTGTCCACCCATTTTTCTCTTTTGATCACCCGGAACCGGTCCCCTTTTTTGATAGGGGGCAAAAGGATCACAAACGAGGCATCGTCTCTGGTGCGTGAGGGATCATACCCGCCCCACACCGGGCGGTTGCCTGCCGGGCGCCGGGCGGAATGATCGATGTCCGTCCACAGGCTGGTGTCTGTCTGGCAGTCCTCCAGATCGGCAAACCGGAATACGCCGAAGGTGTCATCCACAAACAGGCACATGAACAAATTGTCAAACTCCGACGGGCTGTATTCGTTTTTCAGATCATGCAGGTCAAACAGGTTGCACCCGCCGGCAATGGCATCCTCGATGGTGATGATCTTGCGGAACACATTGTCCGGGCACAAAATCCCGGACTGCATCTGCTTGAACCCGGGAAACTCCACCCGCTTTTTTTTGAACCGCTGGTTGTACCGGTCCCCGGTCCACAAATCATAGGCCTCATGGGTCACGGCCGACGGGGTGGACATCAGGGTTTTGGTCCACTTTTTATGCGTGGCCATGCCCGAGGCCACCTTATATAGATTGTTGAATCCCTGTATCCAGAAAAACTCATCGATTATCACATCCCCGGTATAGGACTGGGCCGACTTGGAATTGTTGGAAAGAAAGTGCAGTTCTGCCGGGCCTTTGGCCGTGTTCAAAATGATGGGGTTCCCGGTCAGGTCAATGTCAAAATGCTGCCTTGCGCAGGAAACAATATACCGGCGGAACACTTCGGCCTGGGCCCGGGTGGCGGACAGAAATATTTTATTGCGCCCTTCCAGGGTGGCATCTTCAAACGCTTCCTGGGCAATGTACCAGGTGGCACCGATCTGCC